AGTCCTTGACATATAATATTTATTATATGTAGAATACCCCCCTATAGAGAACGTTCTCAAACAGGGGGGGGGTATATATTTTGTGGAAAAGATTATCTTCCCAACATTGGGTAGAAGGTAATATAGGTATTCTAAAGATAGGAGACTACTATGTTATCTATAGAATGTTCGGTAATAAGTTAGGCATAAAGAGTCGTTTCAACACCTTAGAGGAGGCTATAGAATCCTGTGCTAAAGAATAAAATGCTAGAATGTAATATATCAGAGATGATTATCTTAGAAGGTTATGACAGTTGTATATCAGGCTATGCTGATGTATGGCATAACAATGAACGCATCTCCACTATTATATATAGTGGTCATGAACTGATTGAACAGATGGTTCATAGCGATGGTATGACTCCTGATGAAGCTATGGAATACATAGCTTACAAAATTGAAGGAGCCTATGTAGGGTCTTCCACCCCTATTATAATGTGGGACTATAATGAGGATGAACATGACGGAAGCTTGGACTCGTAAAGAAGGAAAAAATCCAAAAGGCGGTTTAAATGCAAAGGGGAGGGCATCTTACAATGCTGCTCATCCAGACAAACCGGGATTGAAGGCTCCACAGCCTGAAGGTGGAGCTAGGAAGAAGTCATTCTGTGCAAGGATGTCAGGCATGAAGAAGAAGTTGACCAGTGCCAAAACCGCTAATGACCCAGATAGCCGTATCAATAAATCATTACGCGCGTGGAAGTGTTAATGTTGCAAATAATGTTGCAATGGTGCAACGTGTAATGCAACCATTACCGGACATTTTTGTCCGTTTCTTCACCACCATTATGCATAACCGGACATTTTTGTCCGATAACGAAAGGAAGTCTTTTGAAGAATTCTGATATTAAGGTTCGCACTACAACAAATAATGCTGCATTGATTAACCTTGTCACTGAGCAGCCGGGTATAACTAAGATAGAACTTATGGAAATCATGGGCTTAACTCTAGTTCAGCTTAACTGTTGCCTCTGTAGGACTAGGGAGGATGTTATGGTGGTATTAATAGGAAGTGGTAGAAAGAGATTGGGGACCTATTATATAAGAGATGATGACCATATGTATGATTACAAGACCCTTGAGCCAACAATACCCGGTGCAAGGGTGGTCCATGCTGGGGCATTGATTAGAGCTAAGTATGGTCAAATCTCTCCTGAACTAAGGAAAGCTGAAAGTCGTGGTATACAAAGTTGTATGGGGGGGACAGTTTATGATTAATAAGTTATATGTTCACTTCAAAGAACAGGAGCCTTATCATGACTGAGCGGCAGAGGCTGGTATATGAATTCATTCAAGCCTTTATTAAGATTAAAGGCTTTGCCCCATCCTATGCTGAAATAGCTCAGGGGCTTAAGATGACCTCTAAGTCCAACATCCATAGGCATGTTCATACCCTTAAGTCTCATGGGTTGTTAAAGCTGCAACCCCATCTGGTTAGGAGCATGAAGGTTATAGACAATACCATCAGAATGGTATCAAAGCTTTGATATTGACCCAGCAGGAGTTAAAGAAGTATAGGGACCTGTTAGATGTCCTACCTCCTAACTCTCCTGAAGTAGAAAAGATTAAGATTCTTTTTAATGAGGATAAGAAGGAAAAATGTCGTAATAACTTCCTGCCCTTTGTTAGAGAGATGTGGGGCAGCTTCATAGCTGGTAAGCATCACAAAGATATGGCAGAAGCCTTTGAGCGGGTCGCTGAGGGGTCTTTAAAGCGTTTAATTATTAACATGCCCCCTAGGCATACTAAATCTGAGTTTGCCTCCTTCCTGTTCCCTGCATGGTTCCTTGGTCGCTTCCCTGAGAAGAAGATTATCCAGACAGCTCACACTGCTGAATTGGCTGTTGGCTTTGGACGTAAGGTTAGGAATCTTGTAGCTACATCTGATTATCAAGGCATATTCCCTACAAAGCTATCCTCAGATTCTAAAGCAGCTGGTCGATGGAATACACATAAGGGTGGAGACTACTTCGCTATTGGGGTAGGGGGTGCCGTTACAGGTAAGGGTGCTGATGTCCTTATCATTGATGACCCGCATTCTGAGCAGGAAGCCATGCAAGGCACTGCCAACGTCTATGACCGTGTATATGAATGGTATAACTCTGGTCCTAGGCAACGGTTACAGCCGGGAGGAGCTATTATTATAGTTATGACCCGCTGGTCCAAGAAGGACCTAACTGGTCAAATCCTAGCTAACGCTGCTAAAAGAGATGGTGATACTTGGGAAGTCATTGAATTCCCTGCATTAATGCCTAGTGGCAAACCTTTATGGGGTGAGTTCTGGTCTCAGAAAGAACTTGAGACTATTAAGGCTGAACTACCTGTATCTAAATGGGAAGCCCAGTACCAACAGAATCCTACATCGGAAGAAGGGGCGATTATCAAGCGCGAAATGTGGAAACGTTGGGAATCTGATATTGCCCCTGAGATAGAATATACCATACAATCGTGGGATACTGCATTCGAGAAAAACAATAGGGCAGATTATTCAGCATGTACCACATGGGGCATATTCTATATCCCTAACGATAAGGGGGAGAGAACTGCCAATATCATCCTTCTAGAAGCTATTAAAGAGCGTATGGAGTTTCCTGAGCTAAAGGTTAGGGCTATGCAGCAATGGAAGGAATGGAACCCAGATACCCTGATTGTGGAGAAGAAAGCAGCAGGTGCCCCCCTTATCTATGAAATGCGTAGAATGGGAATTCCTATTTCAGAATATACACCTAGCAAAGGAAGTGATAAGATAGCCCGTGTAAACGCTATCTCAGATTTGTTTGCATCGGGTATGGTATGGTGTCCAGATACCAGATGGGCAGATGAGGTGATGGAAGAATGTGCATCGTTCCCTAATGGGGACCATGATGACTTAGTGGATAGCACAAGTCAAGCTCTACTAAGATTTCGACAGGGTGGGTTCATTCGTCTTCAGTCAGATGAAGAAGAGGAAATCCATTCATTTAAACGCAAGGTAGTATATTACTAGGAAAACATATGAGTATTCATAAGTCTTTGTATCAAGCTCCGCAGGGATTGGACTCTTTAGAATCTGAACCAGATATTGAAATAGAAATTGAAGACCCTGAGTCAGTTACCATCAATGGGATGGAGATTGATATAGAAGAGGAAGAGGGCTTTGATGATAACCTAGCTGAGTATATAGATGATAAGGTTATGAATCAAATGGTTGGCGATTTAATCGGTGACTATGATGATGATGTATCTTCTCGTAGAGATTGGATGCAGACCTATGTAGATGGTCTAGAGCTACTAGGCATGAAGATTGAAGACCGCACTGACCCTTGGGCTGGTGCGTGTGGTGTGTATCATCCCCTGCTCTCAGAAGCCTTGGTTAAGTTCCAAGCTGAGACTATCATGGAGATTATGCCCGCCTCTGGTCCAGTTAAGACAGAGATAATCGGTAAGGACACACCTGAGAAGCGCGATGCTGCTGTCAGGGTACAGGCTGACATGAACTATCAAATCACCGATGTCATGACCGAATACAGACCTGAGACTGAACGGATGCTATGGGGACTAGGTCTATGTGGTAATGCCTTTAAGAAGGTTTATTATGACCCTAGCCTAGAACGTCAGGTATCTATCTTTATTCCTGCTGAGGATGTTGTGGTGCCTTATGGTGCCGCTAATCTTGAGACTGCTGAACGTGTTACCCATGTAATGCGTAAGACAGAGAATGAGGTTAGGAAGCTTCAGGTTGCCGGATTCTATCTGGATGTTGATTTGGGTGAACCAAACAACACAATGGATGAGGTAGAGAAGAAGATTGCTGAGAAGCAGGGATTCCGTGCTACATCTGATGACAGGTATAAGTTATTGGAGATGCATGTTAATTTAGATTTGGAGGGATATGAACATGAAGATAAAGATGGTCCTACTGGCATTGCTTTACCGTATGTTGTCACCATTGAAAAAGGTTCTAACAAAGTATTATCAATTCGTAGAAATTGGAATGAAGATGATAAAACGCATCAAAAGCGTCAACACTTTGTTCACTATGGATACGTTCCGGGCTTCGGCTTCTACTGCTTCGGGCTTATTCATCTTGTCGGTGCTTTTGCTAAGTCTAGTACTAGTCTTATTCGACAACTGGTAGATGCAGGAACCCTATCTAATCTACCCGGTGGTTTCAAGACCAGAGGCTTAAGAGTCAAAGGTGATGACACCCCTATAGCACCAGCTGAGTTCAGGGATGTAGATGTGCCTAGCGGTACCATCAAAGACAACATCATGACCCTGCCTTACAAAGAGCCAAGTCAAGTCTTGCAGTCCCTGCTTGGAACTATTGTAGAAGAAGGTAGGAGGTTCGCGGGAGCAGCAGATATACAAATATCTGACATGTCTGCTAACTCTCCTGTCGGTACCACTCTGGCTATCCTTGAGCGGACAATGAAGGTTATGAGTGCTGTACAGGCTCGTATACATTTCTCATTGAAGCAAGAGCTTCGCCTGTTAAAGAAGATAATTGCAGATTACACCCCAGAAGAATACTCATATGAACCTGAACTAGGTGATAGACAAGCTAAGAAGTCAGATTATGATATGGTGGATGTCATCCCTGTATCAGACCCCAATGCCGCTACGCTATCTCAGAAGGTTGTTCAATACCAAGCTGTAATACAACTAGCTCAAACATCTCCTCAAATCTATGACATGAAGTATTTGCATAGACAGATGCTGGATGTACTTGGTATTAAAAACGCAGACAAGCTAGTCAAGCTGGAAGATGATGAGAAGCCTCTAGACCCAATCTCTGAGAACATGAACGCAGTCACTGGTAAGCCTATGAAAGCATTTATCTATCAGGACCACGATGCTCACATTGCAGCGCATCAGGCATTCATGACTGACCCAGTAGTATTAAAAACTATTGGACAGAATCCTCAAGCAAATCAAATCATGGCTGCATTACAAGCGCATATGGCTGAACATTTAGGATTCCAGTACAGAAGCCAGATAGAAAAGCAAATGGGTGTTCAATTACCTGCTCCTGATAAACCTCTACCAGAGGAAGTGGAGATACAGTTGTCTCGTCTAGTAGCTATGGCAAGCCAACAACTGCTTCAAATACACAAAGGAGAGGCTGCACAAGCACAAGCTGCTGAACAACAGAAAGACCCAGTGGTTCAAATGCAACAAGCTGACCAGAAGATTAAGGAAGCTGATGTTCAACGTAAGGCTGCTAAGGATGTAGCTGATAACCAGTACAGGATGACTGCATTGGAAGCTAAAACTGCCTCAGAAGATGCGGCATTAACAGCTAAAACTAATATGGAACAGATGAAGCTACATGCTAAAGCTGAGGAACATGCCATAACAGATAGAGCTAAAGCAGCAAGTGAAAAACTAAAGTTAGGTGTTGATGTAGCAAAAGAACATGCCAGACTACAAGGTAAAAAATAATGAGTGATAAGGTATTGAAGCTTCTAGTGGAGAAACTGGAAGACAAGGTGTCGCAAATTCAAGACAGTCTAGGCAGCGGTGCTGCCAAAGACTATGTTGAGTACAAGGCAATGGTTGGTGAGATTAAAGGTCTTCTCACTGCTCGTTTAAACATACTAGACCTACAAAAACATATAGAGGAATCTGATGACGATTGACATACTACTGGCTACAAATCCAGACAACCCTGTAATAATTGGCTCCATAAGCAAAACAATTGAAGAAAAAGCAAGTCAGCTACCCAAACCTAGTGGGTATCATATCCTTTGTGCCATTCCAGAGCAGGAGAAGGAGTTTGATAGCGGTATTATCAAGGCTGATAGCACGATTCGCTACGAAGAACTCCTCACTACCGTACTATTTGTGGTAGCACTCGGTCAAGATTGCTATACAGATGCCACTCGCTTCCCCTCTGGAGCATGGTGCAAAGCAGGAGACTTCATATTAGTCAGACCAAATGCAGGTTCTCGCCTTGTTATACATGGTAAAGAGATGCGTCTTATTAATGATGACTCAGTTGAGGCAGTAGTTTTGGACCCAAGAGGTGTGAAACGCAAATGACCATCGAGAAGAAAGCAAAGCATCTTGAACAGGTCAAGGCATGGCGTAAAGCTAATCCTGAACGCTGTAAAGCTGCCAAGCAAAAATATTATGCATCTCCTAAAGGTAAGTTACAAAAACGTAAGGAAGGTGATAATTTTATTTTGTCTGGTGGCAGAGCTAAAGCTGAACTTAAACGTGCTTTATTTCCTATTTCTGAAGCTAGAAAGCAAGCAAGGTTTATTTATGGAGTCAAAAAACGTAGTGGATGCAAGAACTTATCTGAATTAGATATTTTTGTTTTAAAAGAAGCACGGTTATTATGCAAACTACGCGAAACATTACTTGGGACTAAGTGGGACATTGACCACATTATTCCAGTTTCAAGGGGTGGCACAAGCGTTTACACAAATTTACAAGTAGTTCCATCAATGTGGAATAAAAGTAAATCCAATCGTCATACCGAGTGTTATTTCGGTAACAAAGGAGTTTAAACATGATAGAAAAGAACGAATATAAGTTTCCAGACGAGGTAGATGACGTAAAAGTTGAGGTTGTACTCGATGGAGAAGAGGTAGATATTGAAATAGAGGACGATACGCCTGAAAGAGACAGGAATATTGACCCTTTACCTGACAATCTCAAGGAAGAACTGTACCAAGATGAGCTAACTGACTACTCTGCCAAGGTCAAGAAGAAGATTTTGCAGATGAAGAAGCTCGCTCAGGACGAAAGAAGGGATAAAGAGCAAGCTAAACGCGAGCAAGGAGAGGCTATAACGCTGGCTCAGAGGCTAATTGAGGAGAATAAACGCCTTAAAATTAGCTTAAATGACAGTGAAAACAGCGTATTAAAGTCTGTAAGTCGCAATGTTGACATGGAAATGGACAAAGCAAAACAGGCATATAAGGAAGCGCATGAGTCTGGTGACACAGATAAAATGCTTGAAGCGCAAGAATCTCTTACAGAAATCTCTATAAGAAGTGATAAAGTCAAGAACTTTAAAGTAGCTCCTTTACAAGCTGATGATTCTCCTGTACAAATACAACAACCGACCATACAAGCCGACCCAACCGCAGTAAGTTGGAAAGAGGACAATACATGGTTTGGAGAAGATGAAGAAATGACATCTCTGGCATTAGGCTTACATGAAAAGCTTAAGAAAGAAGGTGTTAGAGTATCATCCAAAGAGTACTACAAACGCATTGATGACACGATGCGTAAACGGTTCCCAGAAAACTTTGAGACCGACATAGAAGAAAAGAGCAAAAGCTCTACAAGACCTAGCAATGTTGTAGCATCTGCTTCCCGTAGCACATCTTCTAAGAAGATAAGGCTTACACAATCGCAGATGAGCATTGCTAAGAAGCTTAATATAACCCCTGAACAATATGCTCAGGCATTAATTAAAATGGAGTCCTAAAATGACAGCCAACAGAAAAGATAGAGAACTTGAAACCCGTACAATGGAAGAGAAGCCTAAGCAGTGGTCTCCTCCAGAACTCTTGCCAGAACCTGTCAAGATGCCGGGCTACTCGTACAGATGGATTCGTGTTTCTACGCTTAATAATGCGGACCCTCGCAATATCTCAGCAAAACTGAGAGAAGGTTGGGAACCAGTACCAGCGATAGAACAACCGCAGTTTCAACTGCTAATCGACCCTAATAGTCGTTTTAAAGACAATATTGAGGTTGGTGGGTTATTGCTTTGCAAGACTCCGACAGAACTAGTGGACCAACGTAATGCATATTACAACAAGCAAACACAAGCTCAAGCGGAAGCTGTAGATAATAACCTAATGAGTCAAAGTGACCCAAGGATGCCACTCTTTAGAGAGCGTAAATCCACAAGTAGCTTTGGCAAAGGTTCGTAAACTTTTTAATTTGGAGTTATAAATGGCATTCCCTACCGTTGCAGGTCCTTATGGGTTTCAACCCATAAATCTGATTGGTGGACAGGTATTTGCTGGTTCAACTCGTCTCATCCCTATCACTTCAGCTTCAGGCACATCCATTTTTTATGGTGATGTAGTCAGACTGAACACTGTTGGAACTTTGAGCAGAGCAGCTACAGGTACTACTTCCGCTACAGATGCAGTTGGTGTTTTCTTGGGTTGTGGATTCACAAACCCAACCACTAAGCAATTTCTTCAGCAACAATATTTCCCCGGTGGAACTGTTGCTTCTGACATCGTTGCTTATGTTTCTGATGACCCTGATGCTTTATATAAAGTAGCAGTTCTTTCAGCTGCTTCAACAGTTGGCGGGTTGACCCGTGCAGCCGTTGGGCAAAATGTTTCTTTCTTTTTGACTGCTGGTAGCACTACCTCTGGCAATTCATTGGAAGGTGTTTACAATTCAACTGGCTCTACTACAACTCTTCCTTTCAGGATTGTTGATGTTGTTCCAGAGACTGTTAATGCGTCTGGTTCGTATACGGAGGTGATTGTCAAATTCAATTTTGGCGTTCATACCTATACATCTGCCACAAACGTTGTAACAGCAGCTTAAGGAGCGACTAAATGGCTATTTCACGCGCACAACTACTGAAAGAATTGCTTCCCGGACTAAACGCTTTGTTTGGTCTGGAATATGCACAGTATGGTCAGCAACATAAAGAGATTTATGATACTGAGACATCTGAGCGTTCTTTCGAAGAAGAAACTAAACTGTCTGGATTCTCTGCTGCTCCTGTTAAAAACGAAGGCTCTGCCATCGCTTATGACAATGCACAAGAAGCCTTCACAGCTCGCTACAACCACGAAACTATCGCATTGGGCTTCTCCCTAACCGAAGAAGCAATCGAAGATAACTTGTATGACTCGTTGTCAGCTCGATACACCAAGGCTCTAGCTCGTGCTATGGCATACACCAAGCAAGTCAAGTCTGCTGCTGTATTGAACAACGGATTCACTAACTCTGCCGCTTATTACGGTGGTGATGGCGTTCCTCTGTTCTCAGCAAGTCATCCTTTGGTAAGCGGTGGCACCAACAGCAACATTCCTGCAACCCCTGCTGATTTGAATGAGACTTCCTTGGAAGCCGCTGTTATTCAAATTGCTGCATGGACTGATGAACGTGGTCTGTTGATTGCTGCTAAACCTAAAAAGCTTGTGGTTCCACCAGCACTACAGTTCGTATCTACTCGCCTCCTAGAGACCGAGTTGCAAACTAACACTGCTGACAACAACATTAACGCCATCAAGAATAATGGTTCAATATCAGAGGGTTACACTGTTAATAACTTCCTGACTGACACCAATGCTTGGTTCCTGACCACTGATGTACCTAACGGCATGAAGCACTTTGTGCGTACTCCGTTAAGCAACTCAATGGACGGTGATTTCGATACTGGTAACGTAAGATACAAGTCTCGTGAGCGTTACAGTTTTGGGTGGTCGGACCCCCTCGGGATGTTCGGGTCAGCAGGAGCGTAATAGCTGCTGTGTATAGGAAAAGCCCTGCCCTAAAAAGCAGGGTTTTTTACTTCTAGGTAGTTGCAAGTTGTTCTAAATATGTGTATAAAGGGTTTCACTAGGAACATTTTTACTTATGCAGACCGCCCTAGCGGACGTTTATAGAGACTGCATAGGAACGTGCTATAACACAGGAGATTTATCATGGCATCAACCACCTTCTCAGGTCCAGTCACATCCACAAACGGTTTCATAGGTGCTCTTACAGGTACTACAGCAATTGGAGTAGTAACACACACCCCAGTAGCAATTAATGCAACAGCCACAGCTACAGCAGCTCAAGTAGCGACAGGTTATATTACCTCTACATCAGCAGCAGCAACATCAATCACTCTGCCTACAGGTACCTTACTAGGTGCTGCACTAGGTGCTGTACAAGGGACAATCCACGAACTTTTCATTGACAATACAGCAGGTGCAAATGCAGTAACTATTTTGGTTGCTGTGAACGGTATTAAGTCGGATGCAGCTGCTACTACCGCAGCCAGCTTCGGTCAGATGACTGTTGCCAGTGGTGTTACTGGGCAAGGACGATTCACCCTTATGTTCTCAAGCGCAACTGCATATACATTCACACGCACCGCTTAATTTAGGGGGTTATCATGGGAATGCAATATGACGTAAAAGCAACCGCTATTGCTGCTGCACAAACCAATACAGCAGTGTTTGCTGGTCCAGCTCGTATTAAAGGTATGGTTGTTTCCGTACCTGCTGCGGGAGGGACTATGACTTTGCAAGATGGTTCTGGAGGCACAGTTGAATTTAGCTTTGTAGCTCCTGCTATTGCTGGTGCAGTAAATGTGATAATACCGGGGGAAGGCATTAATTGCACTTCAGGTATATATGCAACAACACCAGCAAATATGACTGTTACTGTTTTCTACGGATAAATCATGGAACCCAAGGAAAAGGCTTTTAATTTGGTAGGCAGGAAGGTCATGATTGGCATTCCTTCCTATGATTTTAAGGTTACCACTAAATGGGCAATATCCTTTGCTCATTTTTGCGTTCTAGCACAAGAACATGGCATTCAGATTCAAGTAGGTAATATATCTGGATGTTCAGTTGTAAGCAGAGCTAGAAACCTTATTGCATATGATTTCTTGGAGTCAGATTGTACCGACCTAATGTTTATTGACTCAGATATTAACTTTGATGCCAATGACATATTCAGGCTAATGGCTTGGAATAGCGACCCTATAAAGGGCATAGTAGCTGGTATCCCTGTAGCCCGTAAGAAGGGTAAGGTCTATATATCTACCTTAGATATAGATGCAGACCAGCAGGTTCAAATGAACTCTATGGGCTTAGTTAGAGCTAAACGTGTAGCCACTGCCTTTATGATTATCCGCAGGGAAGTCTTTGAAACCCTTAGAGATAACCATCCTGAGTGGCAATATATAGATGACCGTCTACAGGACAAACCATCCTATTCATTCTTTGATTTTAAGTCTACACCAGAAGGTTATGTGGGTGAAGACTATGTATTCTGCGACAGAGCCAGAGAACATGGCTATGAGGTATGGATTGACCCAACCATTAAGTTAGGTCATGTAGGTGTCACTGAGTTTGAAGGTTCATTCGGTGAAGACTATCTTTACCCAATGTTATGCCCACTAGAAACTAAAAAGGCTGCTGCGTAATGGAAATGATGGTATGGAATACTCTATTAACGGCAATCCTAGCTGTAATTGGATTTATGGTTATGGAAAAGTTTAAGGAAGTGAATAGACTAGGTATGCTAATTAATCGTACTAGAGAAGAAGTAGCTAGAGACCACATCACCCGTGTTGAGGTTCATAGGGACTTAGAAAAGATTATGGACCGTTTTGATGCAGGGTTTAAAAAGCTTGAAGACAAGATTGATGCTATGAGCAATAGGAGAGAATCCCATGCCCAGTAAAAGCAAGAAGCAACACAATTTTATGGAGGCAATAGCTCATAACCCAGCCTTTGCTAAGAAGGTAGGAGTATCCCAGAAGGTGGGGCAAGAGTATAGTAAAGCCGATAAAGGTAAAACATTTAGAAAGGGTGGCATCATGGGATTATTCAAGGGTAAAGAAACATACAAAGAAGAACTAGCTGAAGGTAAGGCTATCAAGTCTGGTAAAATATCTCCAGAGCAATATGCCAAGGCTGAAGGTAAGGAAAAGAAGTTTGCTGCTGGTGGATATATGGGTGGGGCTACACTTCCTAACCAGCAATTCCCTATGCAACAACAAGCACCACAGAATACTATGTTGAATGCTCCTCAAGCACCCGGAACCCCCGGTATGCCTTATGCAGCCAATAACCAGACTGCTTTTAAGAAGGGTGGAGCAGTTAAGAAGATGGCTATGGGTGGTGCTCCTATGGCTCCCCCTGTAGACCCTCGTATGGCTATGATGGCTAAGAAGAAGGCACCTCGTGGTGTGGCTCCTGCGCGTGGAATGATGCCTCCTGCGGCTCCTCAAGTAGCTCCTACTATGCCTATGAAGAAGGGCGGTACAACTTCTGCTAAGGGACAAAGCCCTATCCAAAGACAAGCCAAAGGTGGTGCCAAGATAGTCAAAATGGCTAAAGGCGGTATGACTCGTGGTGATGGATGCTGCATCAGAGGAAAGACAAGGGCATGAGTTCTGTAAAAACCATTGAGGAAAGATGCAGAAAGTTTCTAAGCATGATAATGAATCATGCTGGGAATGGAATAATGAAGTTAGAAGGAGTATATCTTGAGAGCAAGTAGAGGAATGGGAGCTATAAGCTCCTCTAAGATGCCTAATAAGAAAACCATCACTCGTACTGATAATCCTGATGAAGTGTCTATGTACAAGAAGGGCGGTAGTGTTAAGAAGATGGGTGTAGGTGGTATTCCCGGCTCTATTATTGGTGAAGATGTAGATGGTGGTAGCGCAGGTAGAGGTAACAATGGGTTACCTACCGTTACACAAGAAGCCATTTCAGAGATGGCACAAGAAGCAGCCAGCAGAAAGAAGGCACCTCCTAAGAAAAAGAAGTTTAATACAATTCCAGACCTTATGGAGAATGATGGCTCGGCTCGTCTTAAAAAGGGCGGTAGGGTTAAAAGGAAATAATGGCTATAACTACTAGCGGGACCACATCATTTAATCTTCCTTTCAATGAGATAGCGGAAGAGGCATATGAACGTTGTGGTATTGAGATGCGGTCTGGTTACCAGCTCCGTACAGCTAGACGCAGCCTGAATTTACTGACTATTGAATGGGCTAACAGGGGCATAAACCTGTGGACTATTGAAGAGGGTGAGATTCAACTGGTTACTGGACAGATTAAGTATCCTCTACCAGCTGACACTATTGACCTTTTAGACCATGTTATTCGTCAGAATCAGGGTACCGCTAACCAAATTGATATAAGCATTAATCGTATATCTGCTTCCACATACCTGCAAATACCTAATAAGTTGGCACAGGGTAGACCAATACAGATATGGATAGACCGTCAGACGGGTTTAAACAACCCTACAACAGCCGTTCTCGATGGAGGTATAACATCTACAGCAACGACTATAGATGTCTCGTCTACGGTACCTCTAGCGGCTTCAGGATTCATCCAGATAGGCAGTGAGACTATCAGTTATACAAACATTGTAGGAAATCAATTACAACTGTGTAATAGAGGTCAAAACAACACCACTGCTGCTGCTCATCTAACAGGAGTTGCTATAACCAATCAAAACCTACCAAGTGTTAACTTATGGTTAGCCCCTGATGCAGGTGGAAGCCCATATACTTTAGTGTATTGGCGTATGAGAAGAGTAATGGATGCAGGTGGAGGAACAAGTGTTGCAGATATTCCTTTCCGTTTCCTACCCTGTTTAGTGGCAGGACTATCCTATCATTTGGCTGTAAAGAACCCTGAATCGCAGGACAGAGTTCCAATGCTTAAACAGGCTTATGAGGAACAATGGCTAGTTGCTTCACAGGAAGACAGAGAAAAAGCATCTTTAAGGCTAGTTCCAAGACAGCTATTCTGGTGATATATGGCTAATACATATGCATATTGAATATATCCGTAGATACCCTGATTTTGTAGGAGATATTTAATGGCTAATACTTACGCAAGTGGCAAGTATGCCATAAGCGAATGCGATAGGTGTGGACAGCGATATAAGCTAAAAGAGCTTAAGAAAGAGATAGTTAAGACTAGAATATTTAATATTAAGGTCTGTCCTGAGTGCTGGGACCCTGACCAACCCCAGTTGTCTTTGGGTATGTATCCAGTTAATGACCCTCAAGCAATTAGAGAGCCTAGACCAGATACCAGCTACATAACATCAGGCACTAACGGTCTACAGATTACTGGCACTAACAGCACTGATAGTGATGCTCTTGGTTACCAAGAAGATGGAAGTAGGATATTCCAGTGGGGATGGAACCCCATAGGTGGTTCAAGAGCAGGAGATGCAGGTTTAACACCTAATTATTTAGTGTTGAATCTTGTGTTAGGAAATGTAACAATATCAACAACATAAGGAGTAGAAAATGTCGTTCACTAAAGATGCAGATGGTATCGCAAAAAAGGGTAAAACCCAAGGTAAGCTTATTGGTAATGGTCCCTCAGTTATGGGATTTAACGGTGGTAAGAAGAGTGCTGGTGTTACATCTATGAGTATGAAACAAGTAGGTCGTAACATGGCTCGTGTTATGAACCAGAAATCTTCAGGTCGAGGTAGATAATGGCTAAGAATAATAAACCAGCAAGTGATTATGCGGTGCCACATGTAGTAAAAGGTGCTCCAGTTAACAAGATTAAGAACCCTAATCTATTGTCTGCTGAACAGGTTTCTACGCGCACAGGCGCGAAGCGTGTTAGTCTAGGAGACCCTGCTGCTGATGATGTTAAGACAACTGGTATGAAACAACGCGGTCATGGAGCAGCTACTAAAGGCTTTACTTCACGCGGACCTATGGGTTAAAGCATGACATACAATGAGTTAGTTACAGCGGTACAGTCCTACACGGAAAACACATTCCCAACTGTAGATATGGACCGCATGATAGAGCAAGCTGAACAGAAGATTTATAACGCTGTCCAGCTGCCTTCGTTACGCAAAAATGTAACGGGTACCTGCACAACTAACAATAAATATCTTTCATGCCCTAATGATTATCTATCATCTTTCTCATTAGCTGTTATAGATGCAACTGGAGCGTATTCTTACTTATTAAACAAGGATGTAAACTTCATTCGTGAGGCATATCCATCTCCAACAGATACAGGACTACCTCTGTATTATGGGCTATTTGGACCTCAGTATAGCTACCCAGATGAACTTTCTTTCATCTTAGGTCCAACCCCTGATGCAGGGTATAATATGGAGTTGCATTATTTCTTTTATCCTGAGTCTATAACTGTTGCAGCAGATGGTCAGACTTGGTTAGGTGATAACTTTGATACTGCTCTGTTGAATGGTACACTAATGGAAGCAATCACTTACATGAAAGGTGAGCCTGATATGCTTGCTCTGTATCAAGCTCGTTACCAAGAAGCTATGATGTTGCTTAAACAGCTGGGTGATGCTAAAGAGAAGGGTGATTCTTATCGTGATGGTGTACCTAAGTATCCAGTAGTATGATAGCCCAGACTATAACTACATCGTTTAAACAGGATATTCTGCAAGCATTGCAGGACATTACCACAGATGTATTGAAGATGGCTCTGTATACAGGTGCTGCTTCTTTAGACGCAGATACGACCATTTACACAACTTTAAACGAAGTTACAGGAACTGGGTATACAGCTGGAGGTAATATATGTAGTAACGTTACCTTGAATACATCAGGTACAGTGGTTTATGTTAGCTTTGATAATGTAGTATGGACTGGAGTTTCTTTTACTTGTAGAGGAGCACTTATCTACAATTCAAGCCAAGGTAACAAGTCTGTTGCAGCATTAAACTTTGGTTCAGATAAACTAGCAGGACCAAACTTTACAGTAACACTACCAGCAAACTCTGCTGACAGTGCTTTAATTAGAATTTAAATTAGGAGTTGTAATGATAAGAGATAATGTAAATATGGCTGATACATGTGATGCATCTGTAATTAGAGGCGCGGGACAGACAGAATCAATAGGACTATCTGGATACTACGAAGTGAAATGTCATGGATATGACGGTCTACTTAAGTGGGAAGATGTTATCTATAATGTAGTTACCACTGTAGGTAAGAATGGTGTCTTAGATACATACCTAGGTAATGTGTCTGCTGGAGCCGTTGTAATGGGTCTTAAAGGCACTGGAACTGCTGTTGCAGCAGATACACAGGCATCTCATGCATCATGGCTAGAAGTGGGGTTAGCAAACGCTCCTGTTTATACAGGTAACAGGCAAACACCGTCATTTAGTGCGGCATCAGCTGGAGTTAAGACCACCAGTGCTGCAGTGACTTTTGCCATGACAAGTTCCGGAACAGTAGCTGGATGCTTTATTAACGTGGGAGGGTCTGCTACTAAAGATGACACAACAGGTACATTGTTTAGTGCTGGTGACTTCACTGCTGGCAATAAGACTGTAACATCTGGTGATACGCTTTCTGTTACATATAGCGCAACTGCTGCTTAATAGGAGCCTAAGATGGCTCTAGCATTGCAAGACAGAGTACAGGAGACAACCACCACAGCTGGTACTGGTACTATTACCCTTGCGGGTGCAGTAACTGGGTATCAGGCTTTTACTGCTGTAGGTAATGGCAACACCACTTACTATTGTATAGCTGGTTCGGGAACTACTGAATGGGAAGTAGGTATTGGTACCTACACCCTATCAGGTACAACACTTTCTCGTACCACTGTGCTTGCATCTAGTAATGGCGGTTCTTTAGTAACATTTAGTGTTGGAACTAAGTCTGTCTTTGTAACCTATCCTGCTGAAAAGTCAGTAAATCTTGATGCCTCTGGTAATGCAAGTGCATTGGGTACACCAGTATCGTTTGTTGGCACTAATATCACAGGCACTGCCACTTCTTTCACAGCCAGTAACGTAACGACAAATGCCAACCTCACAGGTGGAGTGACGAGTGTAGGAAACGCAGCCACAGTGGTGACTAATGCCAATCTTACAGGTGGAGTCACTTCAGTCGGTAATGCTGCAACTGTTATAACAAACGCTAACTTAACAGGTGGAGTAACAAGTGTTGGAAACGCTGCAACAGTCATAACCAATGCCAACCTAACAGGCGAAGCTACCTCCGTAGGTAATGCAGCCACTCTCACAAACTCTGCTGTTATCGGTAAGGTTATTACTGGCTATACATCTGGCGCGGGAACGGTAGCAGCTACAGATACGCTTCTACAAGCAATCCAGAAACTTAACGGCAACACCGCTGCTATAG